TCAACTACCTTCTCAACTACCTTCTCTTTTTTTACTGGAGTCTTTGTTGGCATCTTTTTATTCATCTTCTCTTTCTCTTGCAAAGCCTTACAAAACTTCACAGTGTGTCCACTCTTTTTACAATAACGGCATACTGTTGCCTTCAATGTTGGACACACAATTACCCCATTTACTGGAGCACTCTTCACAAAGTGCGAAGTATAAATCGATTCATCCTTACCTGAATCAAAACACACCTTACAAAACTTACCGGTCTTCTTGTTAGACTTGTTGGACTTGTTGGAATTGTTGGAGTTAACTGACATATTGAATAGTTTTACTACACTTAATGGTTTAATAATACATTTAAGGTATTTAATGAAATCAGCTTCAATTTTTTTTTATAGACTACTTTTTGATAAATAAAAATAAAATTAAAAAAATCAAATTTCTTACTTTATTTTAATTATTTAAAATCTCCTAACTACAATTTATTCTACCATGCTGCTTCAGTCTCATCATCTGAATCCTCCTCATCTACCTCCCATTCACTACCATCTTCTTGATACCGTATAATGCTTTTGACTAATCCCAAACTGAATACACGCAACATACTTTTTAAACTCGATCCTGGATTATCGAATAATCTTATCGCATCTAAATGGTCACTTACCGGGAACATGTCCAATTCTTCGCTAGCAATCTCTGCTCCTTGTATCAGTGTCAGTGCCTTCGTCTTTATCGGTTTCTCTTCCTCAATATTTGCTCGACATATCGGACAAGTATTATTATCCTTCAGAGCTCTTACCAAACATGTCAGACAAAACGCGTGTTGACAATTTGTTTTCGCAAAATTCTTACCTGGGTTTAGAGTGTCCATACAAATACAACAAGTATCTGTTTGGTCGTGCTCTTTTTTTAGTTCCTTTTTCTCACCACTTCCAGCTGCCTTCACTTCAATCTGCTTTGTTACTTTCGATGACATTTTCAACTTTTAAACTTTTCAAGTTTCTTAAATTTAAGAATGAATCTACTTATTTCACAAAAAGTACTTCAATTTTTTCTTTGTTTTGATTTTTAATCTTAATACTTTATATAAAATGACAAAGACATCTAGTACCAATAAAAAGGCCACAAGTCCTGCTAAAAAAGCTACATCTAGAAAAATCAAACCTAAGGTAGACAAGAAAGATGCCGCAAAAAAAAGAGCACATACTGGTGTTCAAGCACATGGACATGAATGGGAAGATGATTTAATTGCCGTATTTGTTAGTCCTTCTGATATGGATTCTATGAATAATCTATCATATACATCAGTTCATGATATTCCAAAAGAATTTAATCAACTTACTGGACGCAATGTTAGTGTTAAAGCTGCCAAGACTAATAAAGTTGACTTTGGAGATGCCCTTAGAACTGTTGATAATATGAGCAAACATTCTCCATTAGAGGCTGTTGTTATTCAGTATACTCAAGATGGTGATAAAAAAATACCCTCTCGTGTTATTCGTTTAGATCTTACCGATTCTAAATCTGCCCTCTTTGGAACTGATGATATGGATGAGATGAAGACGGATATTCAAGAACTTGACAGAATGGTCAAAACGGGTGATCCTCAATATAAACAAATGGCTAAGGATATTAGATCCAAATATCCTCGTTCACATATGAAAGTTGCTCCCAAAATTGGTAATATTGAAAAAAAACGAGCAGGTAGATTACAAATTAGTTTGTCAAACATTAATAAATTAATTGAAGAACACCCACATATTGTTATTGAAGATGAACATTGTGATCCTATCAAAGGATGTCTTCGCACCTTACAATCGTCTATTAGAACTATTGGTAAAAAACCAGTTGCTGAATCTGATAAAGAATTTTAATGACTTACTATACATTTCGTTTTTATACCAGTTGATATGTAAACTCCACCTAAAAATCCCAATGATGACACTAAAAATGTTCTATTACTGAATACTCTTTCCCAATAATCCTTTTTACTCTTCAATAAATTTACTGATGTAGTTAGGTAAAAACTTATTCCTCCTCCTATTATTCCTCCTCCTATCATTCCTATTATTTTTGAAATGTTATGATACATTATACAATTTATTTATTTTTTATTTCATCTTATATATTATAATGCCTCGTTCATATTCTAGAAGACGCGCACGAAAGGGTGGTGATAGTGCTCAAATTATCGACCTCCAAACCAAAGTTGAGAAAATTGAAAAACAATTATCTGATGTTAAATCTGAATTAAATAGTTTAGAAAAACAAGATATTGAAGCTTCTATGGAAAAACCAAAATCTGATGACGATGAAGTAGAAGAAACTAAAGAAATTATTGAAGAAGAACCTTCTGATAATGAAGGAGAAAAGGAGGAGGAAAAAGAAGAAATTGAAGAAAAAGAAATCCCTCTTACTCAACAAAAAATTGATGTTACTGGATTTCAAGGTTCCGTTGGAGATGCTATGCAAAGTATCAAAGGTAAGATGAGACAACTTCAAAAACCTAGCAATAAAGGCAGATATGATGAAAAAGCTGATAAATTTAAACAATCTCTTGCTGAAATGAAAGCTGCCAAATCTATTTCTGATATTGAAGAAATTATTAATAAAACTCCCAGTCTAAACTTTAAAAACAATAAACTTATGGGCGGCAAAAAAACAAAGAAGAGACATCATAGAAAGGGTAAAAAATCTAGAAGACATTAAATCTTATTATTTTATTAAAATTTATAAATAAAATAATACTTTTTTTAAAACATAAATATATAAATGAATCATCATACTAATCATATGGATATTTTTCAAACAAAGGCCTTTAGACAGGGTATAAGTTTTGGTGTTGTTAGTAGTGCTATGACTGTCTTAGGTATTAGTCTCGGTGTATGGTCTTCTGGTGAACATTTACGAGCTATCGTCTCTTCTGTTGTAGGATTGAGTATTAGTAATTCTTTAGCTGACGCTTTTTCTATGTATATGTCTGATACAGCAACTGGACAATCTAAAAATGCTATGATTTCCGCAATTGTAACCGCAATTATTGAATCTATTCTTCCATTTCTTTTTCTTATTCCATTCCTCACTATGAAACTTAAAAATGCTGTTATTGTTAATGCTATTATCGGAATTATTCTTGTTGCCATTACAGGTGTATATGTATCTAAACTCAACAATGTTTCAGATAAAAAAATGGTTGAAAATGTTTCTCTATATGTAGCCATTACATGTCTTATTATGGCACTTACATATACTGCTGGAATCACTATCAACAAGGTTATTAAGGATAGAGGAGTTTAATTTTCTTCATTATCAAACACATTTCTAGAAAATGTCAAATTATTAACATTTACTATTTGTTCATCATCAAATGGATGACCCAGTTGGACTAAATAGTTTGCTATATCTATATCCATGACAGATTCTTCCATCTCTAGTTCAAACGAGGTATCCAATCGTTCAACTCTTATTCTATTTACTCCATTATCTATATATTCATTATCATCTACTATTTTTGCTCGACACATCGGACAACTATTTTTTCTCAATACTGATTTTACAAAACAACTTGTACAAAATTTGTGTCCACATGGAGTTGATGAACTGCTTCCTTCTATCTTCTCCATACATACAGGACACTCTTCAATCATCATATTTATTTTCAAGGCTGCTATTTCTCGTTGAAGTTTTTTTAGTTCTTCTTCTCTTTCTCTTTTTTTTTGTAGCCAATTCTTTTTCATAATTAAGGCCAAATGTATCTTACCTAAAGATGTTTTTACACCTATTTGGGTTGCTATCTTTTTTAATATTTTTATAGACATATTGTTAAAATCTGGTTCTACATCACTTGATAGAAGTGATACTAAATCACAATCTATTGGACATCCGTTTATATTATGATCTTTACTATCACAATATGAACACAGTGTCATAGTTATTGATTTTGTTTTTGGTTCTGCTTTTGGTATTACTAATTTTGGTACTCCTGATGGTTTATTTAAACTCGAAAGGCTTTTAAAATTCAATCTATACATACACTATGTTCAAATAAAAAACTTCAATTTTTATTTGAGCTATTTTTCTTAAATATCAGAGTCCATCATATATCTTACTATTATTGTAAAAATTAAGGCACTTAGTAACATCCCTTTATATGTGGGACATCCATTTACATTTGATATTTTTCCTATTATCTTTCCAAATATTGCTTCCATTAACTTATAACTATATGGATTCATAATTACTAGTAATACTACAGTTGTTATTAAGGTATATCTCCATTTATCTGAAGATGATGGTTTGTGAGGACAAATACAATCTTTACAACGAGGACAATTCATTATATACTCTTAAAATAATATTTTTTTATTATATAATGAATTCTTTAATTAAATATTTAACCGCGATAGCTATTGGATGCGTTGTTGGTTTTATCGGTGGATTTCAAGGCATAGCAGGTGGATTTTATATATCAATGTTGTTAATATTTTCAGGTATTGCTGGTAACCAAAAGAAGGCGGCAGGAACTACATTGTTAGCTGTTTTGTTTCCTATTTCTGCGGGAGCAGTTTACGAATATTGGAAATCTGATAATATTGATATTCCAGTAGCTTTAGTTATTACTTTCTTTTACATTATATTTTCATGGATTGGGGCCAAAGTAAATCCCCACTTTAGTGAAAATTTTATTATTTTAAGTTTGGCAGTATTATTGATGCTTACATCTTTTTATTTTTTCTATAAGTATCATAAATTATTAACAAAAACGACTTCAAAATAATTCTTTATTTATATTAAATGCCTATTTCGATTATTCCTATTTCTTATAATGATTATTTTTCTGATTATAATTCTGATTCAGATGAACCAATTGTTAGCTATAATGACACTGTCAGGCCATCAGAACTTATTAGATCTTCAAAACATTGTAATTCAAGTGATACTGATTCTAGTGATGATAATATGATACTAGCTTCTATTGAGGAACAGAGAGAAAGAGAGAAAAAAACTCCGTCTTCTATTCGAAGATCATTAACTTCTTTTTCTAACAGAATTCGTATTTTACCTGAACCTGTTAGAAGTACCTATACTAATACAAATATTGAAAACAGTCAAGAAACTACTTGTCATAAAATTAAACCTGTTATTGGTCTTACAGCTACAGTACTCATTGCTGTTGGATGTATACTTGCTGTTTAAATTATAATTCATTGAGAGAAATTATAATTTAATTATTTCCCATTCACTTGGGTTATCACTACATATATCAACTACATTTAAGGTTCCATTTATTATTCTATTCTCACCACAAATAACTGGTAAAATGTTTTTAGAATCTTTAGTATAAACCATTGAACTATGAGGTTGATGAGAGAAATTACAAGAATAATTATCTGTTACTTTTTTTATTTCATCCCAATTTAAAACAGTTCCTGTATATCCCCATGAACGCATATCATTAGTATCATCATCATATAAATTTGATTTAAATATTACTGGTTCTTTACAATTTGTATAAATCATATTAGTTGTTCCAAATTTTGTTTTTAATTCTTCGTATAATCGGATAGCATCACATTTTTCCATAAAACAAGTCACAGTAAAATGACCTTGATGATGTAGGTTAAATAATTCTCCCGAATATGTATACCATACTCCATATTTGTAGCCCATTATATATAACCTAAATATAATATAATTTTGAGTATTATGATGTAGAGTAACACCTATGTAAGGAGGCTCTGAAGGGAGATACTGTGGCACCAACGGTACTATTCAACGCACCCTAGAATCTCTCCCTCTCTGGGGGTAAATCTCTCTCTTTATACCCTGGGCCCCTATACCCCCACTAACCGGAAATCGGTGACATAACGGGAAATCGGTTACATAACGGGAAATGGGTATTAGATTGTTTTGTAACCTTAATTAATTAACTAAAACCCTTTTTTCATTTTGACACAATTGATCAATTTTGAACTATTTTGAAAAAAAGTTGAAGTTTTTTTGTAATTTTTTGACAAAAAATCAAGAGAAAAAAAAAATTGAAGTAAATTTTAACAAATACTCTACTTTATCAACAAAACATAAGCGTTTTCAAAAACTTTCAAAACTTTCAAAACTTTCGAACATGTCAACAACAACTGTCACTATGCCCCCATTCATGAAGGCTATGGGTAACCTAGCCAAGGAGTACAAGGTGAGTGCTAAGGTAAGTAAGGAGAAGAAGGCCGCTAAGGCAAAGCGTGCTAAGATCATCAAGCAGCTACGCGCTAAGGATGCCAAGGAGGAGGCCAAGGTTGCCAAAGAGGTCGCCAAGCTCGCCGCTATTGCCAAGAAGGAGAGCGATAAGCAAGCCAAGATTGATGCCAAGGAGGCAGCCAAGCAAGCCAAAATCGATGCCAAGGAGGCAGCCAAGCAGGCCAAGATTGATGCCAAGGAAACCGCCAAGGCTCTCGCCAAGGAGCTCAAGGAGGCTGAAAAGGCTGCCAAGAAGGATGCCAAGGCTGCTGAGAAGGCTCTTGCCAAGGCTCTCGTCAAGGAGACCAAGGATGCTGAGAAGGCTCTCAAGAAGGAGGCCAATGATGCTGAGAAGGCTCTCGCCAAGAAGGCCAAGGATGCTGAGAAGGCTGCCGCCAAGCAGGCCAAGGAAATCGAGAAATCTGACGCCAAGGCAATTAAGGCTCTCGAAAAGACTGCCGCTAAAGAGGCCAAGGCTCTCGAAAAGACTGCTCTCAAGAAGGAGGCCAAGACCAAGGCTGCCACAGAAGCTCGTGAGCGCGAGGACCTCGTCGAAACCATCGTCAATAGACTTAGTGTAGAAGTAGCTTAATTTAATCTTGTATCTTGTATTACCTTAACTAAATAAGTAAAAAAAAGAAAAGGGCCTAGTGCCTTTTTTTATGTTATAAATAAAAATAAATAAAAATTGAAGTATATTTTCTATTAGAGTGTTATTCATATACTTATTCATTAATTTTGAAAAATGCCTTGCGGATTTTGTCACCAAACTGGTCATAACCGAACAACATGTCCAACATTTCGAGCTATAAGAGAAAGGGATACACATCAGCGCAACAGATTCGGACGCCATTTCTCTCAAGAAACATTGCTTCGTATTGAACAAGAGAGAGCTGAAAATATAAATACAATTGATTTAACAATACCAGAAGTATTGCCCCAAACACCACCGGATACTCCTCCTTCGATTGGGCTACCACAAACTCCTCCTCCTGCTAATTATTCAACTCCTAATGCTCCAAGAATGGGAAGAAGAGGAAGAAGAGGAGGTGAATGGAACATAAACATAGCGCCAATGATGGCACATTTATTTGATGATGATGACGAGATTTATACTCCCAAAAAAAAACAGCTAGTTACTTGTGTTGAATGTCCGTGTGAAACTACGACTTGTGCTATTTGTATGGAGGATTTAACTCAAGTAGATTTGATGGTAACCAGATGTGGCCATCAGTTTCATAGTGGATGTATGATTACTCATTTAAGAAAGAAAGATGATTGTCCTCTTTGTAGAGGAATTTTAATAGCATAGATATTATAAATTTTAAATTAATTAAATTCTTTTTCTCTCGTTCATCCTCAAACATACTCTATAACTAGGATTGAATCAAATGATACTGTTGTATTCTATAATTATATTTGAGATAGAGTATAATTATAGAATCGAAGAGAGAAAATAAGAATAAATAGAACCATATCATTTATCCATTATACCCACTAACCGGAAATCGGTAACATAACGGGAAACCGGTGACAAATTATATACTATACACTCATAAACCACTAACCGGAAATCGGTGACATAACGGGAAACCAGTTATAATCGGGGCTTACGCCCCTTGATGTCGATATTTTCTCTAAGTTCTTTTTTAAAACAATAAAAAAATACTTTATTTAATTAATTTAAAACTTTAAAAATCTATCTACATTTATTTAATCTTCATCATCAGGTATCTCATCAATTGTTTTACTTTCTTCATTCCAAATACCTACACAATCGTGGCTATTCATATCAAATAGCACATTATCATCGGATTTCAAATAAGTTGTTCCATCAATTTCAAATTTTACCACAGAAGTTTCTTCATCATCTTCATCAATTTCAGAAGGTTTTAGTTCTTCATCCTTTACTTCAGTAACAAGAACAGAAACAGCATTTGTTTCCTCAGCCTTTTCTTCTTGACTTTCTTGAATCAGACTAGCGATTAAATCTTCACCTACATTGGCGGTTACGACTTCCTTTTCTTTCTTAGGACG